GCCAACAACGGTAACGGTATGTTGAACAATGCCAAGAAGCTTCGCAACCTGGCAAAGAAGATTGCGATGAATGCTATTAACAAGGCTCGCAAGGAGATGAACAACCAGTAAGTATTCACAAAATATGAATAGAATAAACAATTAATTTACATACGCTCAATGTATGTAAATTAATTCCGATGTAAACAGTAAGATGTCTCTCAACGATCTTAAACGAGATTTTCTAAAAAAGTTAGGGTCTGGTCTACGCAATTTATTGAATGCTGATGAAATGGGTTCAGATCCCGATACCGATATGAAAGAATTCATAAAAATACACATGTTAATAAAGAATAATACAGGGAAATATGAGTTTTCTGAATCAAAATTCGTCACTGCTGTAGGTAGACTCGATTTTGATCTACTTTCACAGATTCTTTTACAATTCGATCAAAGTGGTGTTACGATACAGAAGGTTCTTAAAGAGTCTAAATTCAATCCATTGACGATGTCAGGTAGGGAAATATACCTGGGTACATTGATTGAACAAGGTGAAATCGAAACATTTTTACATTTTATCGCCTTTTAACTACATCTCCGGCGAGAACTGAAGCCGATGAGCATGACTGAAGGCACATCCACATAATTATAGGAATAAAGATTGGAGGTGGCGGTCTTGGGGGAAACCTGGACGCAGCCTTATTTATCATGTACCCCATAAGCATTACACATATACAAGATGAGCATATGGTACTGATATGAGACATCAAATATCTATTTGGCATAGGACCCCTCTTATTACTCAAATAATCAGATAAGATTGGTATAGGTATCTTATTTATCAGAGGTAACTTACATATGAGAAGTAATGGAAATGGTATCATCACTCTTTATATATACTGACACTTTTTTTAGCGTCTGGTTATTTTAACATTGAATCGCTTAGACATAAATTTTTCAACTTCCCCAAAAGTTGGATAACTCCATAGATACCAACGGGACCAGAATCCAGCACTATCGATACCACTAATCTTCCAATTTTCTTTGTCGCTTCGATCAACATTTAACATTTTCGCTTGGATCTTCTTAGGATCTCGTTCGTCTAAGGTCTGTCTGGGTACATGACCTCCATGACGCAATACATAGGAACGCATACGCGAGGGAGTCTTGTGTTTGGTGTAGTCTGAATATCCACTGGCACCAAAATCAACACTCCGGCCGTCGTCCAGTATCGCCCTGAACTTTTTCTTCTTATCAGGGCTTTTAGTGACTATGACGCGCATACTTATAATTTACAAAGATAATTTACTTACCGCAGCCACCAGCACAGCAGTATTCCTCAGTCTTGGACGAGGGGAAGATGTCACGCTCGGGTCCACGCTTGACACGGTACATGTGATCATATGCGTGGAGAACAGCGATACCAGTCACCATAGTGAGAAGAACGGGGCGGTTCATCTTACGGACCGAGAAACCATACAGACCAACGAGTGCGATGAGAACAAATTGGACGAGGCTTAGTGTGGGGATGGAGGGCATCTTGAAACGATCCGCCAGGGTTTTAGTTTCGGGGGTGGGCTCGGGGTTAGCGATCACCATAGACTCTTGCTTGTATCCGGGCATTTTTATTATCTACTGAGAAAATAATGTGGTCTCTCCTGTTGGTTCCCATCTCGATGATTTGTTACGATTATTTGAAATCACCGATCGACCTTCTCTATTTCAGCAAATTAGGGAGACCAATACTCGGTATACAAAATACATTCAGGGATATCATACATAACACACCCAAACACATCATTAGGAATTACCCGGGTCTTTTCTTAATCAAGATGCACCACGAGACAATACGCAGAGAATTCGATCGTATCGCACCTACACTGGATAAGAAGTATTATCATGATATAGATCCGTGGTTTGAAAAAAATGATAACTATTATTTTTATAAAATTGAAAATTTTCCAGTATTGTATGGTTTAGTTAAACAGATTAAGTGTATAGACACGAGTGTCGCAGCATTCGCAGTTGTAGAAGGTCCGATGATAATACCACCCCACAGAGCCGAATCCAATAAACTTCTACGGTACCAATTAACTATACACGGTAACGGTGATTGTAGTCTGTACACGGGTGACGGTAGACACATACACAGAGAGGGTGAAGATATCCTCTTTGATCATGCGAAGTACCATGAACTGATAAAAACTGGAGACATACGAAGAGTCACACTTATTCTCGATGTTCATAGGTGATTCCTACATACTGCGATGTACATATCACTTCCACCTATGAGTTCTAAGGTCCTGTCATCAACTGTGCGTTTTGTAAATGGTCCAGGTGTTCCATTCTTACATCTCATACACAATGCAGACAACTTGGTGACATCACATGCGAGTGGAATACAATCGGTGAGTTCTCCAAACTTTCTTTGAAATGCGTCACCATCGAGACCAGCTAATATCACTGATTTATTAACATGAAGACAACATTCTACAAACTTCTTGAGTCTTGGAAAGAATTGTGCTTCATCGATGGCGATGATATCAGCCTCATCAAATTCATATGTATTAATAATTTCAAACAGGTCATACACTTTGTGGCAATTAAACTTAACATTATCATGCGTTTTCAGAACTTCTTCAGCGGACCTAGTATCCTTGGCGGAATTGATAATCATCACATCTTTCCCGATAACTTTTAGACGCTTAAGTCGCCGAATAAGTTCGGATGTTTTACCAGAAAACATATTTCCCATAATAATCGAAAGTCCCATCTCGTCGCTGACTATTATAATCTTATATCTTTTATATGGGTGAACTTCACAGGGCCGTCTTCAATGGTCACGTAGGATACTACAATCCCAGGACGGGGCGGGTCCGCTTTGGAAAGTGTATCTATCCCAATATCGCGTCGGCTATAAAATATCTTAAATAGCCTGTGTGATCAGTGATGCACAAAAATTCTAAGTAATATCAATTAATGAATGGTTCTCCAATTCGCGCATCCGCTGCGCCTAGTTTTCTATTAGAAATATTATCATTTTTATTAAACTATATATTTGTCATGACATCAAAAATACCCGTGAGACCACACTATTACGATATAAGCATAGTGAAAGAAGCTGTAGATATAAAGAATAATTTTAAGATCTTTCACGACGAAGTGGTAAATGTATACAAAGATTTCAAAACCATAAAAAATGATTACTACTTTGAGGATATAGTTCGCACAGAACCAGAGTGGACCAGATTCTACCTGAAATGGCTGAACGATATAGAACCAGAGGCAAGAAGGTTATGTCCAAAGAGTTCAGCTCTAATTGACAGTATGCCAAATGTTAGAATAGCGATGTTTTCAGTTTTGAAACCGGGTGCTAAAATATTGCTACATAGGGGACCACATCGCGGTTGTTTAAGATTACACCTGGGATTAATAACACCAAATAGTGATGATTGCTTTCTAAGTATTGCTGGTCAATCATACAGTTGGAGAGATGGAGAAGTTATACTTTGGGACGACTCATATCCACACTATGTCGAAAATAATACAGATAAATATAGAGTCATTCTCTTTTGTGATATTGTGAGACCAATGAATTGTGTAGGAACTGCATTAAATAATCTATTGTTAAACCTACTATCTAAATACGCGATGAAAAATTGAAAATCTCATTGGGCGACCTTAATAAACACGGGTTTCTCAGGTCTAACAAGAAATAGCCCAACTTGTAAGACCCTCCGCGCGAAGTGCGATCCAACTATGATCGTACTACTTTCCACATACTTACGAGAGTTTGGTCTATGATGATCCAGTACCTTCTTCATAGATAGAATCCTTCTTAGAGACACATTGTTACAATGCATAGTATTTAATTCAAGATTAACCGGTTCTTTGTACCTTCCCCATACACTGTTTAAAAACAAATCGATATGTTTGGGATTAGTAGTGTCAGTTATCATCAGAGAACATGTTCGCCCCATTTATATTCTGTGTGATAAAAAATATCACTAAAAAATAAGAATGCCTGAGTTTTTTACAACTATAAGTAAGCGTAAGGAATTTGATAAAAGAATTAAACAGAAAATTGATCAGTTAGTTAACCTGTCTGACTTAGCCACTAACCGTGATCGAGAAGCCGCGATAAAAATCCAGCGATCTTGGAGGAGGACAAAGACCCCTGAACATAAGATGAAACTCGCAAAACTTGTCGAAAATCTCACCACGAATTACATACAGATGAACAAGGTGCAGAACATTGCCAATCAAATGAAAAATATGAAGTTATACAACCGTGATAAGAATGGAAACGCGATAATGACAAATATAAATCTCAGGAAAAAGTAAGATGAACAGATTTGTCAATTCTACAGCTCTTACTGTGTCATTATCTTATATCCTAACAAATATCCAGAACCGTTCAAATTTTAGAAAGGAATACGTCATACCACTTATAGCTCTTTTAATGACAAAATATATTGTTGGTGATTTCGACACGGGTTATACCTGGACATTGAATGATATTATTTTCATTTCGTATGTTTTATTACTATCATATGCGGTAGTAAGATTTTCTAAGTAAAAGGTAAGATGCCTCTCACTGATGCTGCCATCACAAAGAAGGTGGGGCAACTGCGTAAATCAGAAGGTAAGATCTATGCACCCCTCAAATATTTCAGGGGGATTGGGACTCTTAAAGAGGTTGAAACTCGATACAAGAAGATGCTCAAAAAAGACTACACCAAGTTTAGAACAGACGAGGGACGAAAGACGAAGACTTCCTCCTACACCCAAAAATTCCGGAAAAGGTACGGCTCAGATGTCAAGTCACTCCCTGATATTGCTAAGGCTACTAAGATTCCTCTAAAGACTGTGAAGACCATCTACAATAGGGGACTCGCTGC